TAGCTGAGACAGGTTGGATGTTGGAGCGGGGGACTGGGGCGCCGATGGCGAATCCAATGGTGGGGCAGATTAATCGGTTGGATACTGAGATTCGTCATCTTGAGGTGGAGTTTGGGTTGACGCCGGCTGCGCGGGCTCGGTTGGGGTTGACTGAGGTGCAGCGGCAGTCGCGGTTGGATGAGATGATGCGTCGGCAGCGGGAAGCTTAGTGGGTCGGGTTGCTGGGTGGCCGCCGCGGTGGTTGACGCCGGTGCCGGCGGCGGCGGTGCGTAAGTCGCGGGGCACCGGTGTGGGGGAGTTTATCGACGGGTTCTGTCATGTCACCAAAGACAGTATTGGTGGCCGGGTGGGTGAGCTGATCGTGCTCCGGCCTTGGCAAAAACTGTTGCTGCGGCACCTATTCGCCGAACGGCCGGATGGGCGGTTGCGGCATCGTCAGGCGTTGATTGGGATGGCCCGTAAGAATGCGAAGTCGACGTTGTCGGCGGGGATTGCGTTACAGCGGTTGTTGATGGGGGCGCCGGGTAGCGAGATTTATTCGTGTGCCGGGGATCGGGAGCAGGCGCGGATCGTGTTCGGCACGGCGCGGCGGATGGTGGAGATGGAACCCGAGCTCGGCGCCCATCTTAAGTGTTATCAGAACGCGATCGAGCATTTAGCGGCCGGCTCCGTTTACAAGGTGCTGTCGGCGGAGGCCTACACCAAGGAGGGGTTGAACCCGACGTTGGTGCTGTTCGATGAGGTGCATATTCAGCCGAACCGTGAGCTGTGGGATGTTATGCAGTTGGCTGCGGGTGCCCGGCCGGAGCCGCTGATGGTGGGGATCACCACGGCCGGGGCGCGGTATGACTCGACTGGGCGGGATTCGCTGTGTTACGGCCTGTATGACTATGGGAAGCGGATCATTTCGGGGGAATTCGTTGATCCGTCGTTCTTTATGGCCTGGTGGGAACCCTACGATGACAAGGCTGCGACGACGGATCCGAAGGCGTTGCATCAGGCGAATCCCGGGTATGGGGATATTGTGTCGGCCGAGGATTTTGAGGCGACGGTGTTACGCACACCGGAGCCGGAGTACCGCACGAAGCGGATGAATCAGTGGGTGACGGATTTGCAGGCGTGGCTACCTGAAGGTGTGTGGGATGGCTGCTCGAACGCTGCCGTCGGTATTGCTGACGGCGATGAGGTGTGTTTGGGGTTCGATGGTTCGTACAACGGGGACAGTACCGCTTTGGTCGTCGTGGTGTGTGGTGGAAAACCGCACGTCGATGTTGTCGAGTGTTGGGAGAAACCTGTTGAGGGGCAACCCGATTGGACGGTGCCGATCGGTGATGTTGAGGACGCGATCCGTGCGGCGTGTCGGCGTTGGCAAGTCCGGGAAATAGTCTGCGACCCGTATCGGTGGGCGCGGTCGTATCAGATCCTGGCTGATGAGGGGTTGCCGATTGTGGAGTTTCCGCAGTCGCCGTCTCGGATGACGCCGGCGACGCAGCGGTTTTATGAGGCGGTGTGTAACGGCGGGTTGACACATAGCGGGGATGTGCGGTTGGCGCGGCATATCGCGAATGCTGTGTTGAAGGTGGATTCGCGTGGGCAGCGGATCGTTAAAGAGAGCCAGCGGTCGGATCGCAAAATTGACTTGGCGATCGCGGCGGTGATGGCGTTCGACCGGGCGTCGGTGGTGGAACCGACGTACGATCTGCTGGAAAGTGTTTGGTAGACAAGGAGATTCGGTGATGGCTATCAAGTCGTATAACTATGATGTGCCGCCGGCTGGTGGCGGCCCGTATGGTGCGCCGACGCCGCACGCCGCGGTGGTGGCGCATGAGCCGTTCGTGGCGCCGGAAAAGGATCTGACCGATTTGGGTGATCAGCATCATCCGACGTTCGGTGAGGCGTCGGAGGCCGGCGGCTAGACCATGTGGCCGTTCAAGCGCGCGGTTGAGCAGCGCGCGATTTCGCAGTGGCCGTGGGACATCGGCGGGCCGCCGCCGTACGCGACGCGCACCGTGTCGGTGGACCGGGCGTTGTCGCTGGTGCCGGTGTTCGCCGCGGTGCGTCTGCTGGCGGACTCGATCGCCTCATTGCCGCCGGTGCTGTATAAGACCGGGGCGCACGGGCTGCCGGTTCGTCAACCTGACCCGTCGCTGTTCAGCCAGCCGAGCGTCCATGGGACGTTGCCGGACTGGTTGCACCGCGCCGTCGTGTGTATGGCATTGCAAGGTGATGCGGTCGGGTTGGTCACCGCCCGTGACTATGACGGCTGGCCGACGATGATCGAATGGCTTGACCCCCAACAGGTCGTCACCCAGGACAGCAACCGTTTCGGTCCCGGCTCCTACATGCAGCCGCTGTGGTACTGGTACGGCCAGCCGCTACCGCGCGACGGGCTCCTTCACATTCCGTGGTTCACCATGCCCTATCGGGTTCGTGGGCTGTCGCCGATCGCCGCCTACGCCGCCACCGCGCACGTCGGGCTGGCCGCCCAGGACTATGCCGGCTACTGGTATGACAACGGTGGTGTCCCGCCGGGAACCTTCCAAAACGTCAAGCAGACCGTGTCCAAAGAGGACGCCGACCTCATCACCGCCCGTGTCACCGCCCGCCTGCAAACCCGCAAGCCTCTGGTTTACGGCATCGACTGGAATTACACGCCGATCGCGATCAAGCCGCATGAGGCGCAGTTCGTGGAAACCGCGCAGCTCACGGCGACGCAGATCGCCACGATTTACGGTATTCCGCCGGAGAAGATCGGCGGCACCACCGGCAAGAGTCTCACGTATTCGACGGTGGAAATGAACACCCTTGACTATCTGACGTTTTCGCTGCGGCCGTGGCTGGTTCGCCTCGAGAAAGCGTTTACGAAGCTGTTTCCGCGGGGCACGTACGTGAAGTTCGACACCAGCGAAATGTTGCGGGCCGACACCAAGACCAAAGCCGAAATCGCGGCGCTGTCGCTGGGTACCCCGAGCCAGGCGTGGTTGACCCCCGATGAGGTGCGCGCCGACTATGACCGGCCACCGATGCCCCCACCGCCCGAGCCTCCGCCGGCGCCGATTGCACCCACCAACACCACAGTGGGATCGCTGGCGCCGGCGGCCCCCATGAACGGACAACAGCCCGCCGCCGTGGGCGCCACATCGAAAGGATCCACCAATGGCAACCGATGACAAGAAGCCCTACGGCGACGTCAAATACGCCGACCCCGGCTACAAAGAGGGAGTGAAACGCTACCCGATCGACACCGAAGCCCACGCGCGGGCGGCCTGGTCGTACATCAACATGCCCAAAAACCAGTCCGGCTACAGCTCCGAGGAACTCGCATCGATCAAAGGCCGTATTAAGGCCGCCCTCAAACGGTTCGGTGTCCAGGTCAGCGACGACTCCCGCAGCCTCGAGGTCGACAACAGCATTGAACGCATCTTCACGACCACGTGGCAACCGAAGCTGGGGATGCCCGTCGAAGTCCGCGCCAGCAAGAATGGCCGCGAAATCGGCGGCTACGCCGCAGTATTCAACCGCGACTCGGAAAACCTCGGCTCCTACATCGAAAACATCGCGCCACCCTTTTTCAACAATTCCCGAGCCGATGGCTGGCCTGGTGTCATCTGCCGCTATAACCATGACGACGCTTTCGTTCTGGGCTCTACGCGCGGCGGCACGCTGCGGCTGTCGACTGACGAAACGGGCTTGTCGTATGTGGTGGATGTGCCCGAGCACCGCGCCGACGTCCTCGAGCTCGTCGCCCGCGGCGATGTCGCCAATTCTTCGTTTGCTTTCATTGCGCACGAAGTTGATTGGGGATACAACCAACAGTCGTTCCCGACCCGCACCCTGATCTCAGGCAAACTCATCGATGTGGCGCCGGTGACCATCCCCGCCTACCGCGACACCTCAGTAGGGCTACGAGGATTAGCCACCTGGGCCGGCGTCCCCTACGAGGACATCGTCGCACTCGACGCCGAACACGAACTACGCAAACTGTTCATCCGCACCGACGGCCCGCACCCGGCGCACAAACCCATCACCGGGCGGGCCGCCAAGATCCGACTCCTCGAAAAGCAATACCCCAAAGCCAAGGTGTAACAAGGATTTTTCCTGGCTGGGACATCGCCGACAGACAATCGGCCGCCCCCAACCTGTTTGCACGGGTAGCCGCGCCCGTGGGCTGGCAGACAGCGCAGCCCACACGTCACCGAATCTGCCCGCGCATTGAAAGGAAACCTGGGCACATGACTATCAACATGAGCGTGAACGAAACTCACGATAAGCTGTGGGCGCAGCGCAAGGACACCATGGACAAGGCCCGCGCACTGGCCGACAAGTCCGATGAGGAAAACCGGGCCATGACCGAAGCCAAAGACCGGCAATGGAACGAAATGATGGCCGAGATCGACCGCCTCGACAAACGGATGGAAGACATCCGCAACGGCGAAGCCAAGGCCCGCGCCGCCGAAGAACGCATCGCCACCCTAGTCAGCGGCCGCACCGCGGGCGGCCAATCCGCGGTGGTGGCGGCCACTTTCGAACAGCAAAGCGTCGAGCTGCGCCGATTCATGCTGGGTCAAAGCGACTCCCGCAGCTACGAACTCGCGCTGCCCAACGCGGTAGAACGCCGCGTGCTCACCGATTCCAGCGCGCCGCTGCCAACCGGATTCATCGGCCAGCTTTACAAGTATCTGGTGGACACCAGCAGCGTCCGGCAAGCCAACCCGT